GATGGCTGGAGCAGGCAGCGGACTTGGGTTTGCGGCTTCAGCAGGTAGAGCGGAAGCGGCGCGTAACGCTGCACGATGGCAGGCCTCCAACGCAGCCCGTGCGGCTACTGAGCGAGAGGCGGCTCGTGTCGCACGACGCAAGGCGCAAGGTGAGGCAAGGAATACGGCTCGTCGTGAAGCCCGCGCAGACGCTTCGTCGCGCCGTGAGGCGTCTAGACCCCCGCGTGTTCAGGACGAGGCTATGGAAGCCCGCCGGAAGCGGCTCTCTGAAGCGGCTGGAGTCACGAATAGCGGACGTCGGTTTGCAGCGGGCGGCTCGGTCCGTGGCGGCGGCTGTGAGACCAAGGGCAAGACCAAGGGCAAGTTCGTCTGATGAAACCTTCACGTGGCATGGGAGTCATCGCACCGGGCAAAATCCCCCGTGCCAAGCGGCGTGGTGACTCCCAGCCCGTGATTGGTACTGGCAAGCCGATCAAGACGTTCAGCAAAGGTGGAGATACGAGCATGGCCAAGAACTGGATCTCTGGTGCGATCAAGAAGCCCGGTGCGCTGCGCAGCAGCCTCGGCGTCAAGAAGGGCGAGAAGATCCCCGCCAAGAAGTTGGAGACTGCCGCCAAGGCCCCCGGCAAGATGGGTCAGCGGGCGCGGCTTGCCCAGACTCTGCGCGGGTTCAAGAAGTAAATGACCGACAAGACCACAGCCACTACCGACTTCAACCTCGATCTCAGTACGATCATCGAGGAGGCTTTTGAGCGGTGCGGGGCTGAACTTCGTACGGGCTACGACTTCCGCACGGCGAAGCGTAGCCTCGGCCTGCTCCTCATGGACTGGGCCAATCGGGGCATCAACTTGTGGTCGCTCGACACCGGAACGCAGGTGCTGTCCTACAACACGGCTACCTACGACCTGCCCGTGGACACGGTTGATCTTCTTGACCACGTCGTCCGTACGGGGTCAGGCACGAACCAGATCGACATCAACATCAGCCGGATCTCCTCCAGCACATACCTTGCCATCCCGAACAAGAACGCGACAGGCAGGCCGATCCAAATCTGGATCAACCGTCGCACGGGCGCAACAGGTGCGGACGATGTAGTGGTACACCCACAGTACACAGTGTGGCCGAAACCCGACAACAGCACGACCTACACCCTCGTCTACACGCGGCTCCGCCGGATGTTCGACCCCGGCACGGGGGCCAACGCTCAGGACATCCCCTTCCGCGCCCTGCCGTGTCTGGTGGCCGGACTTGCCTACATGCTCTCCCTGAAGATTCCGGGGGCTATGGAGCGGTCTCCGATCCTCAAGGCGCAGTACGATGAGGCGTGGGACTTGATGGCTGGCGAGGACCGGGAGAAGGCGTCGGTGCGGTTCGTCCCCCGGCAGAGTTTCTTGGGGTGACCTGTGGGTAGCAATTTTGCAAGTGGTAAACACGCAATCGCGGAGTGCGATCGATGCGGGTTCCGCTACAAACTGAAGCAGTTGAAAGGCCTCGTCATCAAGACCAAGAACGTGAACATCTTGGTCTGTACGGACTGCTGGGAGGCGGATCATCCGCAGTTGTCGCTGGGTCTTTACCCGGTCAACGACCCACAGGCCGTCCGGAACCCGCGCCCGGATACGAGTTACTTCTCGCCCGGCAATGATGGGGCTGGTGGTAGTAGAATGATCGAGTGGGGGTGGAACCCGGTAGGCGGTGCCAGAGGCATCGATGACGGTCTGACCCCGAACAGTCTGGCCCCGAAGGGCTATGTTGGAACAGTGACGGTCGTAACGACCTAGGAGAACTGAAATGGCGATGTCTCTCAAGAAGCATGCGGCTCTTCCTGCCAGCAAGGCCCACGGCCCGAACCGGGTGAAGGGTATGAAGGCGGGTGGCCCGACCTCGGATAACCGGAAGATGTACGGACGCAACATGTCGCGGGTCATGAACCAGCGCAGCCCGACCCGTGGGAGGGGCTGATATGAAGGACTCGGGCAAGATCAAGAAGAACTCTGAGCCTACGGGTGAGAACGGCTACCCGGCGAAGGGCGTGAATGAGGGCATCACGCGCTCCACGATGCGTGGCGGTGGTGCTGCGACCAAGGGCAAGCAGTACACTTCGCAGATCAACCTCAGCCCCAAAGTGCGGTTCCGAAACGGCTGGTAAGCCATGAACTACACCCAACTCTCGGCAGCGATTCAGGACTACTGTGAGTCTACGGAGCAGGCCTTCGTAGCCAACATCCCGAATTTTGTGCAGGTTGCGGAAGAGCGGATCTACAACTCTGTCCAGATCCCTGCGCTTCGCAAGAACGTGACTGGCACGATGACGTCGGGTCAGCAGTATCTTTCGCTGCCGAGTGATTGGCTGTCCACGTTCTCGATGGCGGTCATCACGCCCGTCACCAACGAGTACGACTACCTGCTGAACAAGGACGTCAACTTCATCCGTGCTGCTTACCCGCCGCCGGGGACTCAGGGCAAGCCCAAGTACTACGCGATCTGGGATGACGGCAGCATGCTGCTTGGGCCTACGCCTGACGCGAACTACTCGGTGGAACTGCACTACTATTACTACCCGCAGTCGATCGTGACGGCAGGCACGACTTGGATCGGGGACAACTTCGAGCAGACGCTGTTGTACGGATCGCTGCGCGAAGCGTATACGTTCCTGAAGGGCGAGGCTGATATGATCAACAACTACGAAGCCAAGTATCAGGAAGGCATCGCGCAGTTGAAGCGCCTTGGTGACGGTCTCAACCGTCAGGATGCTTACCGTTCTGGCCAGACAAGGGTACCTGTTGCATGAACGGACTAGGCGAGATCGGAACGGTCAAGGTCTTCACCACGGTCGATCGGGGTTTCACTCCTGAAGAGATCGCGGAACGCGCCCTCGACAAGATCATTTACGTGGGTGAGCGGAGCCACCCTTTGCTTCTGGAGCAGGCCAAGGCCTTCCGGGAGCAGATTCGCACCGTATTGGTCCATTACCTTGCGGAAGCGCAGCAGAACGAGCGGATCACTCTCGCTGCCAAACTTCGCGCTGCCGGACACCACAACACCGCTGACATCCTCGGAGAACTCTGATGCCTATCACCCAAGCAATGGCGACCTCTTTCAAGGTCGATATCCTCAACGGTATCCACGCTTTCGGCACCACGGTCACCCGTGGTAGCACGGCGGCTGACACCTTCAAGATCGCCCTCTATACCTCGTCGGCCAACCTCGATGCGACGACCACGACGTACAGCACCACCAACGAGGTGGCTTCTGGTGGTGGCTACACCACGGGTGGCAACACGCTGACTACGGTGGCCCCGACCTCGTCGGGCACGACGGCGTTCCTCGACTTCAACGACACGACATGGTCCACCTCGACCATCACGGCAAACGGTGCGCTCATCTACAACAGCACTCAGTCGAACAAGGCTGTGGCTGTGTTGGCGTTTGGTGGTGACAAGTCGTCTTCGGGCGGCAACTTCACCATCCAGTTCCCGACTGCGGACGCGACGAACGCTATCATCCGGATTGCGTGATGCGCCAGCCAGCGATGGAATGGCGTCCGTCTCTTGGTTCGTGGCTGCTCCGTGTGGAGTCGCCCGTGCCGGAGTGGGCAGTCAAGCGGTGTGTTGAGTTCATGCTCAAGGTTCAGGCTGCTCGTCGTCTGGGACTCAACCCCGGCGATACGCGGGACGACCTCGATGCGAGCGTGAAGGCTCTCAATGAGGGCAAGGTACAGCAGTGGGCTGCTGGTCCGCAGATGGACGGCAGCGGTGACATCGAAATATTCCGAGCCACCAAAGGCACGAACAAGATCATCATAGGAGTCTGACAAATGGCTGCGACTTGGAGAGCAACTGGCGGCGCTATCGCCTACGCGTCGAGCAAAGATATGCTCAACGTGTTCAACGGCACCGGCTCAACGCGCATCATCCGCGTGTATCGGTGCTACTGGTTCAACAACGGCACGACGGCGGTGACGGGTGTGCTGACGACTGCGCAGGTGCGCCGCATCACTGCGGCGTCTGGCGGCACTGCGGTGACCCCGGTCAAGCATGACACCGACAGCAGCGCCCTCAATGCGAACACGACCTGCGGCACCAACCAGACCACGACCGGCTCGGATATCTTCCGGCGCTTCCTCTTCGTCAACGAGGAACCCATCGTCGGTGGTACCACTCAGGCGAACTGGCTCACGCTGGTCCCGTTCGCGGAGATCTGGAACGCCGGATACGGCGACACCAACGTGGAGCCTGTGACCTGCCGCGCTACGCAGGGCCTTCAGTTGTTCCATTCCGGTTCCTCTGCGGTCGGTACGGCTGACCTTGAAATCGAGTTCACCGACGCGGGAACCTGATTCATGCCTTCATTGCGCCACAAGACCTGCGGCCATGAGTGGGTGGTGGAGCAGGAGTTGGCAGACCGTGTTCAGCAAGATGTGAACGGCGGGGTCGGCGGGTACTCCCCGCCGATCACCTGTCCTTCTTGCAAGGTTCAAGGTCGATATGTCCGTTTCGAGGTCGTGATGGAGATTCCGCCCGATGCCTGAAACGTACTACCTGCGGATGAATGCGGTGGACGTGCGTCCGCTTGAGGACGCGCTGCTCGCCATCCAGAACACGGCAACGGACGCTAGAGCGTATTTCGAGGTGGTGTCGCTGCGCGTGTCGCCCGCTGCGCCGTCGTCTGGGTTCTCGTCAGGTGCGACTGCAACGGGCCGCTCTGGCCTGTTCGGCTTGTATCGCGTGAGCGCCGTGACGGGCGGCGATACGGTCACGCCGATCAGGATGGATACGGCAGACTCCGCGCTGCCTTCGCAGGTGACGGTGGTCAACAACCCGAACAGCGTGACCACGACGGCGCTGTTCCGACGCATCAACGACACGCCGAACTTTTCGACGCAGACGGCGACAGGCTTGGGCAGTCGCACCTATGGCGGTAGCATGGTCACGCATCAGAAGTCACACTACGCTGATGTCTGGCGCGGCGGTGAGAGCGTGGATGTCGAACCCATCATCCTGCGGGCAGGTGAAGGCATCGCGCTCGTTCAAGAAGCGTTTGGTCTTCCACACTCCATGATTGTCTCTGCGGTAGTCACGAACACCGCTACGAATGCGACCTATGTCTGTCGCTCCACGGATGTCGGAACAGACCGCACGGTTGGCGGCGCTCTGTACGCGATTATGAACGGAAGCGGCTCGGGCGTTACGCTCGCGGTCAAATTGATGTTCTTGCCGATGGATGGCGAGGCCACCCTTACTCCACCGCTGCGTCTCTGCCGGATGGATGGCCTTGCGCTTGACGGAGATACGGTTACGCCCATCAGCGCCGATACCTCCAAGACCGCCCCGAGTAGTCTCAAGGTGACGAGCGGTCCGGCACAGATTCGACTGCCGGGTGAGTGGCAGTCGGACTACTACACCACGCATGGAAACGATTTCGTCGGCGCAGGCGCAGGCGTTGCGGCATGGCTGAGATATAACCTCAACGCTGCCGTCTTCAATCGCAAGACCTACACGCCCGTCTTTCCAGATGTTGGCATCAGCAACGCCATCGGTTTTCAGTCCTCCACGATGAACGATTCCCTGATGTTCGAGGCTGATTCCGGCTCGGGCATCATCATCAAGCCCGGTCAGGGCTTGGCTCTGGTATCTGGGCGAACCTCTGCAACGGGTGAATTCCCGCTTCTTGGGGCGTCGTCCACCTTCCACAACTACGACATCGAGGCGACGATCCTCTACTACCCGCCCCCGGCTGGCGGTGGCAACACCTACTCTCGTTCTCGTGTCGTGAACAGGTAACCAATTATGCTGCTTCAAAGTACCGCTCGGGACCTGATGGTGTTTATGACCGACTCGTCTGACCATGTGACGGGCAAGACTGGTGCGACCCTGACCATCACGCTCTCCAAGAACGGAGCGGCGTTCGCCTCTATTACTCCGACTGTCACCGAGCGCGGTGATGGCTGGTACAGCCTTGCCCTGACTGCGACCCACACCAACACCATCGGTGACTTCGTCCTTCACGTCACTGCGAGCGGCGCGGACCCTACTGATCTTCGTGAGGAGGTTGTTGCGGCAGTGCCTGATGTCAACGTCTCCAAGATGAACACTGCGACCCTGTACGGTAGCGGCGCGTCTGGAGACCTCTGGCGCGGAACGCCGTGAGTTCTTTCTCGACGTCGGCGTTTTCGACGTCGGCGTTCTCAACTTCGGCATTCGACATACAGGCCGGGACGGTCACTGTCTCGGTCACCGGGGTATCGGCTACCGGGTCGCTTGGTAATGAGACTGTCCTTACGGACATGGTGTTTGCGGTCACCGGGGTCTCGGCTACCGGGTCGATCGGCACCGTCACCGTCCAGACGGGCACCACGTTCGCGGTCACCGGGGTCTCGGCTACCGGAGCGGTTGGCTCTGTAACCGTCCAGACAGGTACCACGTTCGCGGTCACCGGGGTCTCGGCCACCGGAGCGGTAGGCAACGAGACTGTCTTCACGGACATGGTCTTCTCCGTCACCGGGGTCTCGGCCACCGGAGCGGTTGGCACTGCGACTGTCGCGGCTGATACGGTCTTCTCGGTCACGGGCGTGGTCGGCACCTCCGCCCTTGGTACGGTCACGGTCATCTCTGCTGACGTCCTTGTGCTGGTCACGGGGGTCGCTGGTACAACCGGGCTTGGTACGGTCACAGTCACCTTCCCGGTCACGGTAGCGGTCTCGGGGGTCGCTGGTACAACCGGGCTTGGTACGGTCACGGTCGATATAGCCAACATCGTCCCGGTTACCGGGGTCTCGGCGGTTGGACAGGTCGGCACGGTTGGCGTGGTCTTTGATGCCGTCATCATCCCGATCGGGTTGCAGGCGACCGGGTACGTCGGTAAAGTAGACCTCTGGGACATCATCAATACGGCGCAAAACGCCAACTGGTCTGGGATCAACACATCTCAGACTGCAAACTGGACGGACATACCCACTACACAGAACCCGAACTGGACCGAGATCGCGGCGTGAGGACATAGCGGATGGCGAGTACATATTCACCGAACCTTGCGCTAGAACTCATCGGCAACGAAGACCAGCCGGGCGCGTGGGGCGACACCACCAACTACAACCTCGGTACTCTGATCGAGCAAGCGATCGCCGGGTACACCCAGCAGGCGGTCACGACGGGACTCACCACGACCCTGACGATGCCGAACGGCACTACGGCGGTCGCCCGTAACATGTTCATCGAGTTGACCGGGACGGGTGGGCTGAACACCAACCTCGTCGTACCGTCCAACCAGAAACTCTACTTCATCTACAACAACACTACGGGTGCCGTCACCGTCAAGGTCTCGGGGCAGACGGGCGTGACCGTCCCGGCTACCAAGAAGATGTTGCTGGTCTGCGACGGCACGGACATCGTCCCTGCGGTCAACCACTTTGTTTCGGTCACTTCAGACACCAGCAGCGTTGATACGCTGAACGTGACTGGGAACGCGACGGTTGCGGGCGATGCCACTATCGACGGTGATACGACGTTTTCCGCGCTTACCGCTAATCTGTTCCTTGCGCTCAACGGCAGCAAGCAGTTGTCTTCGGCTACGTTGGCTACTTCGCGTGGTGCTTCGTGGCAGACCACCCTTGGCGGGCAGATCACAGCCCCTGTCAGTGAGACCATCGAGATCGCCTCCAAGAGCCAGATCACCTCGATCGTCATCCTTACAGAAGCAGCGCAAGGTTCTTGTGTCATTGACTTGTGGAAAACAGCAAAGCCGACCATCCCCTCAGCAGGTAACAGCATTTGCGGAACCAACAAGCCGACTATCACGAACGGCACGACGCTTTTCAGTACTAACTTCACAGGCTGGACGACTACTACGTTCAACCCCGGTGACCTTGTGACTTTCCGGCTTCAGTCTGTGACGGCGTTTTCTAAAGTCACGATCTATATCGCTTTGCAGGATATTTTATGACTACTCGCGCTTGGTCGTTTCCGATTGAACAATCAAACGATACGACTTTTCGTGCATGGGTGACGGACTTTTCTACCAAGTTGGGAGAAGTCGGTTTAGCGCAAACTACCGATACGGGGCAAATTGATATTGCCACGGCGACCCGCCCTGCAGTTAACACTGCCGCTGGATACCAGATTTGGCGGTTTCCTAGTCAGTCAGTATTTTTGAAGATTGAATATGGAAGTGCGTCGGGAATAACTTTCCCCGGCGTTTGGCTTACCGTAGGAACTAACAGCAACGGTTCGGGTACGCTTACAGGCGTAGTATCAGCACGCAGAACTTGTTCTGGAAATAATGTAGGTAGTACGCTGTCTTTACCGGGAACTCTTCGCCCATCATATATGTGTTTTTCCGCAGCGGCGGGATTTTTTGGAGTCTCAGCCTACGTTGGTGGAGTTGGTGGTGAGGCCAATACGTTTGGATTTTTTGTTTGTCGTACGGTAGGCGTTAATGGCGTTCCAGACTCGCAGGGCATCGCTGTGTATTGGCGGGGTAGTGGCGTTGGCAATCGACCCCCTGTTCAGGCGCTTAACACTATTACTAACGTTGCAGGAACGGTAGATGTTGACGGAATGTTTTGTATTGTCCCTTACAACATTACCAATACTCTTGTCGGAAGCGACCAGCAAGCGTTTGTTCAGTGGACTGCGATGCCCCGCGTTTACCCTGTAATGCAGTTGGTCACGGTATCTTCGTCTGAGTTTCTTTTGACCACTACGTTTACTGCAACTGTCGTAGGAAGTACCCCGCAAAATTACATTACTCTAGATGGTGCAAATCACGGGGCAAGTAATATTACAAACCAAACTACTACTCCGGTGTATCGCATTGCGATGCTTTGGGAGTGATAAATGGCTGTTCTTGTGTTTCAACTTGCTACGCCCCCCGCTCAACCTCAAGCAGCGGGAGTTCCGGCTTCAGACGTTGGGTTAATTCCGATTAGTGGGGTTCCTGTAATTACTATTAACCCTAATTTTCGTCCCCCTGAGCAAACCCTTAGCAGCCCACTTTAAGGACCTACTATGCCCATCCCCGCAGCACTTGCCCCCATCTTGAAGCCGCTCCTTGCGAACGGTCTCAACCTCATTGCCAATGCCGTCCTCGTCAAGGGCAAGAAGGCCATCGAGGACAAGTTGGGAGTCGAACTCAAGCCCGACATGTCGGCTGACGACATCATCCGCCTCAAGACTGCCGAGATGGAGCATGAGGAGGAACTGCTGCGGCTTCGCATCGAAGAGAACAAACTCGACCTTGCCGAATTTGAACTTCGGCTCAAGGACACAGATTCAGCGCGGGAACGAGAGGTACAGATCTCCACCTCTGATAAAGCACCTTTGCTTAACAAGATCGTGACCCCCGTTCTCGCGCTGACCCTTCTTGGAATGACCTTCTTCCTGTTCGGCGTGGTCATGTTCGACAACGCCCCGGTGGACCCGTCGCGTAAGGACATCTTGATCTACGTCCTCGGTGTGCTGTCCACGGTCGCCACGCAGGTCATCTCGTACTACTTCGGCTCCTCGGCTGGCAGCAAGGCCAAGGATGACATGCTGAAGGGGGTGCTGAAGTGAGCAACGTTCAGGAGCAGGCTGACTTCCTGTCCGACGCCTGTAAACTTATCCAGAAGGCGACCGAACTCGGCTTCGTGGTCACGGGCGGGGAACTGTTCCGTACCGCAGAACAGCAGCAGATCCATGTCCGGGCGGGTCGCAGCAAGACCATGAACTCGCTGCACCTGAGCCGCCGGGCCATCGACCTGAACTTCTTCAAGGACGGCAAGTTGTGCTATGATAAAGCCGTCCTCGCCCCACTTGGGAGGTACTGGGAGTCTTTGGACCCCCTGAACTCGTGGGGCGGCAACGGGGTCAAGTTGGTGGACACCCCGCACTTCTCTCGCGGTATTGGCAGGCCTGAATGGCGGAGAGTGGCGGATGCCCCTTCAAAAACTTGAGTTGCGGCCCGGTGTAAACCGGGAGGCTACAAGTTACGCCAACGAGGGCGGGTTCTACGCCTGCGACAAGGTCCGTTGGCGCTCGGGTTTTGCCGAGAAGATCGGTGGCTGGCAGGGGCAAAACTCGGGTGGCAGCACATTCAAGGGCGTGTGTAGGAGCGTCTGGAATTGGGTCACGACGCTCGGCCAGAACCTGCTTGGCCTCGGGACCAACCAGAAGTTCTACATCGAGTTGGGTGGCGTCTACCACGACATCACGCCGCTGGGCAGCGTTCAGAACCTCGGCAACGACCCTTTCAGCACTACCAACGGAAGCAAGGTCGTGTCGGTCGCCGCAACCAGCCACGGCGTGACCCGTAACACGTTCGTGACTTTCTCAGGCGCAACGACTGTTGGTGGCTTGACCCTGAACGGTGAGTACGAAATCCAGACCGTCCCCAACTCCAACAACTTCACGATCTACGCTGCGACGGCTGCTACGTCCACGGCTACAGGCGGTGGGGCTTCGGTAGTGGCTACGTTCGACTTGAACGCGGACAACGCGCTCTACAGTTCTGGCGTGGGTTGGGGCGGACCTCCGTGGGGTGCTGGCGGCTGGGGGTCAGTCTCCGGAGTCGGCATCAACATGCGGCTCTGGTCGATGTTCAACTACGGTGACGATCTGGCTTTTGCCGAACGTGGCGGCGAGATCTACTACTGGACGCTCGACGTCGCTTCGTGGTCTCGCGGCGTGACCTTGGAGAGCAAGGCGAATGCCGCCGTCAAGTTCGCTACGACGGCCACTGCGGGCACCGGAGTCACGACGATCACCGTGCCGGACATCTCTGGCATCAATACCGGAGCGATCGTCACGGGCGTCGGTATCCCGGCTGGAGCGTATGTCACGACTGCGTGGGACGGCAGTACTTCAGTGCCCATCTCGGCGGCTACCACGTCGTCACTCTCCTCGACTCCGGTGACGTTCAGTTTTGCTGGGCAGCATGTCCCGAACAAAGTCAACCTCATCATCGACTCGCCCACGAACGACTTCGTGATCTCCTGCGGCTCGACGCCGTACGACCCCACTTCGTTCAATACTGTGTTCGATCCGCTGCTTGTCCGCTGGTCGGATCAAGGCAACATCTACGAATGGGTGCCGGAAGTCACCAACCAGTCGGGTGAGCAGAAACTCTCGCATGGCTCCTATATCGTCACGGCGACCAACACCCGTCAGGAAATCCTGATCTGGACGGACACGGCGCTGTTCTCGATGCAGTACGTCGGGCCTCCATTTGTGTGGTCGTTCCAGCCGCTTGACCACGACGTGACCATCGCCTCCCAGAACTGCGTGTTGTCGGTCAACAACGTCGTCTACTGGATGGGGCGTGACAAGTTCTTCGTTTACTCGGGCCGTGTCGAGACCCTCCCCTGCACCTTGCGCCAGTACATCTTCAGTGACATCAACTCCGACCAGATCGGACAGGTCGTGGCAGGTGCCAACGAAGGGTTCAACGAAGTCTGGTGGTGTTATCCGTCTGCCAACAGCACGACGAACGACCGGTACGTGGTGTACAACTACCTCGAAAAGACGTGGTACTACGGCACCCTCAACCGCACTGCATGGGCTGACCACACCCAGCGCACGTACCCTCTTGCGGTCTACAGCGTTCAGACTTCGTATCTGTCGGCGGATATCGACGCCACCGTATCGACCATCTCGCTGACAAACGCCACTACCTATCCGAACGCTGGTACGGTCGTGATTGACTCGGAGCAGATCGTCTACTCGGGCAAGAACGGGAACACTTTGACCGGCTGCGTCAGAGGGGCGAACTCGACCACTGCTGCAACGCATACCGCGTACACCCCAGTACCGTCGTTGATCCCAAACCAAGTCGTCATCCATGAATTCGGTACAGACGACCAATCAACGGCCAATCCGCAGCCCATAGTCGCCTACGCGGAGTCGTCGGATTTCGACATCCAAGATGGTCACAACTTCGGCTATGTATGGCGTGTTTTGCCAGACGTGAACTTCATCAGTTCGACGGCTACCAACCCGAGCGTACTTCTGACCGTGCGTCCACGACAGAACTCGGGAACCAACTACACAGCGGCGGACACTCCGACTGTGACTCGCTCCAGCACCATCCCGATCGAGCAGTACACCGGGCAGGTCTACACCCGCATCAGGGGTAGGCAGATGGCGTTCCGAATCGAGTCTACCGGGCTGGGGGTGGCGTGGCAGATGGGTGCCATGCGTATCGACGTACGGCCTGACGGGAGACGCTGATGAGTTCGCTGAACATCATCCCGCCGAACCTGCCGAACGCGCCGAACCAGTACGAGCCGCGTTACCATGACCAGTTCGGCAACGTCCTGCGGCTGTTCTTCACCAACCTCGTCAGCAAGGTCAACGCTCCGTTGCCGCATGGCTCCTTCTACGACACCACCACGCAGACCAACCCGGTCGCGGGGGACGTCAACCTGATGAAGTTTAGCAACGTGTACGCAATCAGTCGGGCTACCCAGTTCGCCATCAGGCGGGATACCGACCGTATCTACGTGTCCCAAACTGGCGTGTACAATATCCAATTTTCTGCACAGTTGGACAAGACGACTGGCGGTTCAGCCACCACCCATATCTGGATCAGGGTGAACGGGGAGAACGTTCCGAATTCGGCTACCAAGGTAGTCATATCTGGTAACAACGACGAGAAAGTGGCCGCTTGGAATTGGCTGTTGGCACTGAAAGAGAACGACTACATCGAGATAGCATGGTCTGCTGATAGCACCAATGTGGTGTTGTTGGCGGAGCCTGCGGCTGGCAACATACCTGAGATTCCCTCCGTCATCGTCTCGGTGACTTGGGCGTCCGCGATAGGAGTTTGATATGAGCGACAAGCGAAGCATGTCTGGTCTGGCCACCCTCGTCCGGTCCAAGGGACGGGGCGATGACACCATGCTTATCCACATGACTCCCGGTGAGGTGCATGGCCTCCAGAGGCTTGCGATGGCGCATGGCGGGAGCCTGACCATCAACCCGGACACGGGCCTGCCCGAAGCGGGGTTCCTCAAGAGCCTGCTCCCGGCGCTGATCGGCTTCGGTCTGTCGTTCATCCCCGGTGTCGGCCCCCTTGCCGCAGCGGGCATTGTGGGTGCAGGTGAGACCATTCGTACCAAGGGCGACCTCGGTAAGGGCCTCATGGCGGGTCTCGGCGCATTCGGTGGCGCAGGGCTTGGTGCGGGTCTTATGGGGGCTGGTGCGGCTGCTGGAGCGGCTGGGGCGGCGGGTGCTGGTACGGCTGCTGGTGCTGGGGCGGCTGGTGCTGGGGCGGCTGGTGCTGGGGCGGCTGGTGCTGGGGCGGCTGGTGCTGGGGCGGCTGCTACGCAGGCTGCTGCAACTGAAGCGGCGAAGCAAGGCGCGTTCGCTACTATGGGGCAGGGTGCCAAAGCCCTCGGCACTGAGGCTGGGCGACAAGCGTTCCTCAATGCGATCCCCGGTGGTATGACAGGTGTCGCCGCAGGCGGTATGGGCCTCGCAGGTGCCATGACCCCGCAGCAGAAAATCCCCGGAGTCGAGGATGTGAACTCGCCCTACTGGCAGTCGTATGGGTACGACGAGGACGAGGGTCGGTTCCTTGGCGGGCAGTGGCTCCCGGAATATCCGGGTATGCCTAAGAAGAAAAAGAAGGGCTACGCTGATGGTGGACTTGCCAGTTTGGCTGGTCAGTCTATTCCGCACGCCGCGCAGAAGAT